AAAGGTAAAGCAAATGATGAGTTTGACCATTTGATAGCTGAAGCAACAAGAATAAAAGCAAACTTGTTAAAAGAAAAAGCAGAAATAGAAGAAAAATTAATGAAATTAAACAAAATGGGATTAACTAATTAATCAACACTAAGAGCAGTGTAAAAGCTGCTCTTTTTTTATTGCAAAGGAGGTCGATTGAAATGGGATAGCTAGAAATATAAAGATATTAGTTTTCTATGAAGGAGTAGATATTACAGAAGAAATACAGCCAAGTATCTCGTCTATGACTTATACTGATAACTCAAAAAATGCTGTAGATGACCTAGAGTTAGACCTGGAAAACTTAGATTATAGATGGCTTAATGAATGGTATCCTGATGAGAATTCAAGACTCTTAATAGGGATCCAGCAAAATGAAAATGGGATATCTAAGTTCTTAGACCTTGGAATTTTCTATGTAGATGAACCTACTTTTAATAATCAAAGACTATCTTTAAAATGCTTGGCATTGCCACTTGACCAAACTATCAGAGAGCAGGTTAACAGTGTTGCATGGGAAAAAATAACTCTATCAGAACTATTATCTAAAATAGCAACTAAACATGAGTTAAGTTATGAGCTGCATTGTGATAATGCCTTCTTTGATAGATTAGACCAGGACAGAGAAACAGACTTAGGATTTTTAAAAAGAATTCTATCTGAAACAGCTCTAAGCTTGAAAGTTACTGATGATAAGTTAATAGTCTTTAATGATGATGCATTAATTGATAACGATAATATCGATATCTTTAATATTAAAGATTTTCGTATTAGAAGCTTTACACTAAAGAAAAAGAACCAAGGAGTTTACGACAAAGTCGAGGTTAGCTATTATGACGCAGACAAGAAAAAGCACATTGTTGAGACTATTACAAAAGAAGAACTTGAGAAGAGAAATGAGGTAAAAAATGCTTGATGATGGGGGATATATAGCTTTTAAAGAGAAAGCAGATAAAACAAAAACTAAAAAAAGAGTTAAAAAAGCTAAGACAAAAAAGATTAAAACTAAAGGAAAATCTCAAGCTAAGAAAGTGGCAGAGAAAACTCTAAAGGATAGTTTGAAACAAGAGTACTCAATTAACTTATCTGTTGATGGTGATGTTATGTACTGTGCTGGTTGCATTATAGAACTAGATGATAGCTTTGGTAGATTTGCTGGAAGATACGTAATCGATAAAGTTACTCACAACATTTCAGGAGACTACACATGCGATATTGAAGCTTTTAAAGTTGGAGCTAGACAAAATGCTGAAGATAGAGCAAAAGCGATTGATAAAGCTAAAAGAGATAAGAAGGAAAAAGAAAAAGAAGCTAGGAAAAAAGCTAGAAAAAATGAAAGAGAAAAAAGAAAGGCAAATAAGATTAAAAATAAAAAGGTGGTGAGTAAGAATGCTGGATATGTTGAAACAAGGGGAAGTAAATGATATAGACATAGCAAATGGTAAAGCAAGAGTTATGTTTCCAGACAGGGACAATAAAATAAGTGATTGGTTAAATATCTTGGTTCCATTCTCAGAATCACATTCAGATAACTATCATCTTGAGATAGGGCAAACAGTTATAGTTCTATCATTACCAGATATGATGGAACAAGGCTATATATTAGGTTGCCCTATGAGACCATCAGGAATATCTAAAGGAGAAGTAAAAAGGACTTTTTCAGACGGTGGTTTTTATTCTTACAAAGATGGAGTTTTAACACTCTCTCCTATCACAAAAGTAGTTATTACTGCAGATGTTGAGTTAAAAAAGACATTAACTGTAGATGGAAATACCACTTTTAAAGCTGATACAAATACTAAAGGTACTGCTATGCTAGGAGATATTAATCTTAATACTCATACTCATGGTAATGTAAAAGCTGGAGGAGATATGTCAGGAGGTCCATCATGATAGGAAGTTTAGGAGACATAATTTTTTATGCTAGTGACTTGAATGTTTTTTCTTTAAAAAAGGAATTATCAAGAAGTAGAAAAGCTAAAATAACTCAACATGAGCCAATTTATGGTATTGGGAAAGTAAGACAGCAAGGTAGAGAATTAATGGAAGTTAGCTTGTCTATAGAATTAATAGCAGGACTTACTAAGGCTCCTAGTCTACATTTACAAATGTTAAAAGATTTCATGGAGTTAGGGAAATTTGCTCCTCTAATTCTTGGGTATCACGTCATAGGAGAGTTTCCATTTTTGATAACTGGGATAGACGAAACACTATCACATTTCAATGCTGCAACAGGAGAGTTTGATTATATCAATTTGGATATAACTCTATTGGAGTATGTAGATGACCCTTTACAGTATCAAAAAAAGATAGAGTACAGACAAACTGCTAAGACTATTCTTGGAGTTGAATATGAGGACACGGTAAAAAATCTGCAAAAGAAGGTGTTTAAATTATGATATTTTCTATAAATTCTAAAGATGAAATAAACTATAACCCTCAGAATGAGATAGAAGATGTAGTAAGAAATGTACATATGATATTAAGAGTTACAAAGGAAGAACAGCCTCTAATGAGAGATTTTTCTTTGGATAGTGATATGGTAGATAAAAACATTCCTGTAATTAAGAACAAGTTAATCGGCTTACTAATGACCAATTTAAAGAAGTATGAACCAAGGGCACTGCTTAAAAATTTAGATTTAAAGTTGGAAAATAACGACTTAGAAATAATGCTAGAAATAGAGGTGATTATATGAACGAAGATACTTATGAAATTATCGAAGCTAATGCTGAAGAACTAAGACAGCAAATGCAAGAAAAGTTTGAAGAGTTGAGCGGAAGAAAAATCTCTAAACACTCTCCAGAAGGACTTATCTTTGCTAGTGTTGCATACCTAATAGCTATGAGAGAAGAAAACTACAATGATAATCTGAAGCAAAATTACTTAAAATATGCTAGAGATTACAGATTAGATTTACTGGGAGATAGGTATGGAGATAGAGGATTAAGACTAGAAGAGCAATATGCTAAAGCTACTTTTAGATTCCATATCATATCTGCTAAGCAAAAGAAAATAGTTATACCAAAAGGAAGCTTAATCAGATACAATGACCTTTATTTTGAAACAAATGAAGAGTATTCTATTGCAGAGAATGCATTATATGTAGATGGTATTGCTACATGTAAAACACCAGGAACAATAGGAAATAATATCCCTGTGGGTCACATCAATACAATGGTTGACTTATATCCTTATTTTTCTAAAGTAGAAAATATCACTATTTCAAATGGTGGAACTGACTTAGAAGAAGATGAGGTCTATAGAGAGAGATTAAGACTTGTACCTGACTCTTTTTCTGTTGCGGGTTCAGTTGGGGCTTACGTGTTTTGGACTTTATCAACATCTCCAGAGATAGTTGATGTTACTGTTAAGAGTCCAAACCCTTGCGAAGTTGATATCTACGTACTTACAAAAGACGGAGTTCCTTCCGAAGAGTTGAGAAATCAAGTTTTAAAAGTTGTGAATTCTGATGAAATAAGACCCTTGACAGATAAGGTTACTATAAAAAGCCCTGAAGTTGTGGATTATAAAGTTGAATTTGATTATTACATAAATAAAGCTGATGAAATCAGTATTAACTCAATAAAAACTAAAGTACAAACAGCAGTAAATGAATACATAGAATGGCAAAAAAATAAGTTAGGAAGAGATATCATACCTGACGAACTTATCAAAAGATTAAAGCTTGCTGGAGTAAAGAGGACTGTTATAACATCTCCAGCTTACAAAAAGCTAGAGCCTCATCAGTTTGCTAAGTGTAATGCTAGTGTAGTAGTCAATTATCTAGGAGTTGAAGACATATGATATTAATAGATGACTTAAAATTAACAGACATTGCTGCAGTATCTACTTTAGATGATGCTACAACTAAATGGATATATGAGTCTATAGACTTCGTCTTGAGAGGTAGAAACTCTATCATAAATAGTGAATTAAAAAAGCTTGAAATGATAGATTTAATGAATGAGCAAGAGATTAATATGCTCTTATGGGAATACTCTATATACTCTAAAAATGCAACTCTTGAAGAAAAGAAAAAAATAGTTAAGAGAGCTATATTTTCTAAAATTAATATGGGTACAACTAAGGTATTAAAAGACGTATGTGGTCTATTGTATAAAGGCTTTGATGTAAAAGAATGGACTGCTTACAATGGTAGACCTGGAACTTTTAGAATCTATACAGATAAGAAAATAGTAGATCCTGGAGAGTATAGAGAATTAATGGAAAACATAGAAGCTAATAAGAACGTTAGAAGCCACTTAGACTATATAGAGCTGAAGCAGATAAACGCATCTAAGTACTACATATCTGGTTTTAAAGGAGTAACGTTGTTGGCAGCTAAGGAAAACAAAAAGAAAGACTTTACTGTAAATAATGCTATTTACATAAAAGCATATAAACAAGTTATAGGAGGTATTAGCAAATGAAATTCAACGGGATAACTAAAAAAGGTAGAGAATACTTGGCTAAAATTCAGGCAGAGAATAAGCCTATTAACTTCGTTAAGATTAAAATAGGCGATGGTAGACTAGACAACTATGATAACCCTGCGGAGCTAGAACATTTGATTAATCAAAAAGTTGAGAAAGGAATATTAACCCTAAACCAAGAACATGACACGGTTATTTTGACTACTAACATTGATAATGTGAGCCTTAGAACAGGGTATTATCCAAGAGAAATAGGCGTGTTTGTTAACGATAATGGGCAAGAGATAATGTACTACTACATGAATGATGGAGATGAAACTTCTTGGATACCACCAGAGACAAATGGACCATTCAAGATAGAATTGAAACTTAACTTAATCGCATCTAATGCTCAGTCTATAATTGTGGAAGGAGTTGGAAAAGATCTATTCATCACAAAAGAATTCTTAGAAACTAACTATACACAAAAAGGTGGGTATATGGGAACAGCTCAAGAAATTGATGATAGAGTAGTTTCTGCTCTTGGAAAAGAAGACGGGGAATTTCCATTGACAGAAGCAGTAAAAGGTAATGTTTACTATTTTCCAGGGAACAAAAAATTCTATATTTGTAAGGAAGCACAAAATAGAAGAGTAAGTGTTCCAGATGGGAACTTTGAAGAGTTGTCTATCTGGGAAAATCGTAAGAGATTGGAAAAT